CGATCTATTCTCCGCCGCTCCGCACGGGCGAGTCGTAGCGATCGACTGCCTGCCAACGCCTCGATGATGGGCCAACGGGGCACCGGACCCGAAGGTTGCGGTGCCCTCTGCTCGTGCTCGATTGGAGACGAGTGGCGGCCGGATCATTACCCCCGCAGGTTGTACTCGAACAAGTGGAAAACGAGCTGACCCTCTCGGATCTGAAACGTACCGAGATGCGTGAGCTTCTCTGGTTCTGGTACCGGATGCCCGGTGCCTAGCAGCACGAAGCGGCGTGTCGCTCTGGGAGCCTCAGGGTCGAGTAGAAACCAGCACTGCGGAGATCCGTGTTGGGCTTGTACGGATAGAAACCTCGCTCCGACGGGCAAGTCCAACGTGAAATTCGACGGCGGGACAGGGAACTTCCAGATTGTGTGCATCAAACCTCTCTTTCTTTAGCTTCTCGTTTCGCCTGCTCCACCATCTCCTCAATGATGTCTTGCAGGATCAGCTTCCAGTCCTCCACGGTGAGCGGCCCCTCTACGTAGAGTCCGCGCTCGCTGTCGGGACGCCCGATCTCCTTGCCGGCTTGTGAGTAGCGCCAGGTCACAGGCCTTCTCCTCTCCGCGCACGCTTCCGAGCGGTTCCTTCACCGTCGAGATACGCGACGATCTCTCGCGTCGACCCCGCCCAGCAGAAGTAACACATCGTCCTGAGTCGATGAAACGGCGTGTTTTGATTCCTCTTGCCGGGCATCCGATCGATGCGTGCGCGCAACGCGAGAAGCGCGTCGAAGATGTCTAGTTCTTCTCTGACGTGCAGCCCCAACGCTGCGATGGCGGCTTCCGCGCAGGTCACGGTTCGACCGCCAGCAACTTCTCGACGAACTTGAACCCGGCGTTCGTAAGCCGAACGAATCCTTCCCATTGCGGGTCTTCTTCGATCAACTTGAGCCGGAGAAGGCGCTTATTCGCGAGATCGAAACCGTATGGGACTCGGGTGATCTCACCGATATGGCAGTCGATGAGCAGCTTCAGGTCGGTGAGCTTCACGCTCGTCTCGCCTTCTCCCGCCGAAACTCGAGCACGTCCTGAACGCTGACGTCGAACGCTCGGCTCGCGTCCATCGCGGTCTGGTAGTTCGGCGAGAGCAACGAGACGTTGTGTTGCATGACGGCGGACACGAACGCGACCGCCTCGGCCTTGGTGTGGATGTCGATCAGGTTCATCTCTTTTTCTCCCCTTTGTATCGGCGCACCTTCGCGCGCCACTTCTTCTCGATGGTCTCGGCGCGTCTGAGTCGCGCCACAGCCCTCGCAAGCATCTTCGTAGCATGTGCGGCGCGCTTCTCGACGAGCTTCTTGGAGAGCTCCGCGCGCGACGGCTTCGGCGCTTTCGGCGCTGGAGGAAAAAGATCGACTCCTCCGAGCGCGATCTTCTTTTCGAGCTCCGTCATGATGAGCCGGTCCATGGCGTACGCCGCGTTACGCTCCTCCCCGCGGTTCTTCCCGGTAAGAAGCGGGACGTCGATCCCCCAAAGCTCGCTAGCGGCTCGACGGAGCGTCAAACGGAAGCGTTCTCCGTGCCACTCACGGGGAGGGCAAGCGCAATGGCACATCTCGTGGACAAGAACTTCGAGAACGTGCTCCGGCTTCGCCGCAGGCCCGAATGCGACACGGATTTTCCGTGAGCGAGGCTTCGCGTGCCCGCTGAAGTGCCCGTTCGCCTTGTGCCCGACCGTCAGTTCGATCGCTCCGAGGTTCCCGACGAAGGGCGGGCGCTTTCGGTACGCCGCGAAGGCGAGATCGAGATCGATCCCAGCAGCGACGTTCCCGAGCGCGCGCCGCCGTGCGACATCTTTCCGCTCGGCGGGGAGCGTTTCGCAGCGGTAGCAAGGCGCTGGGATCCAAGGCCCCGGCGTCTCGCGAGACGCTCCAACAGAGCGCCCGCACTTCGAGCAACGGAAGTCAGGTGCCGCTGAATCGTCACTCATGTTAGCCGTATCGCTCTTCTCCGAGGAGCGCGAGCTGCAAGACGATGTCGTAGCTCGCAGCGTCGGCGTCCTCGTACCAGCCGACGCCCCAGCGCTTCACACCCTCTTCCCAGGCGCGCAGCGCCGTGGATCGATCGATGCGAAACCAGTGCGGAGGGAGCTCGGCACCTGAACGCCAAGCGGCGAGCGCCTCTTTGGACTGCGGCTCCTTCCCGTGACGGCACTTCTCGTCGTCTTCCCAGACGAGCCAGCCGCGCTCGTTGTCGTGTTCGACGCCTCGGAGCCAGTACCCGGCGTAGCTGGTCAGGAACAGATCGGAACACTGCGTCACGTAGTTGATCCAGAACTCGGCGACCTGAACGGTGAGCGAGAACGTGTGCGGGATCGTCTCTTCTTGTTTTTCTGCGGTTGAGGTCATGGCTTCTCCGGTTTGGTTGCTTTCTGGCAGCACCGTTCTGGCGAACGACCGTGCTGCGAACATTCGTAGAAGGGTTCGTAGATGTCATCTTTCGGGTACAGGTGAACGTAGAGCTCTCCGGGACCGCGCAGCGCTTGGAGCGCCTCTGCGTACCGGACGACGGACATGATGCCGATGGCGGCGTCGCGCGAGGTGTTGTCGTCGTCCTCGATGAACCGAAGGCGCTCTGCGATGGCTTTGAGCAGATCCAGGTGTGCCCGCTCGATTGCATAGAGGATAGGTGCCGGCATTTCAGCTCTCTTCGAGGTCGTCGGCGCCGGCAGCCCCGATCGCGGCGCGCACATTCTCTTGCGTAGCTTTGCGCCCGAGGTCATAGGCGGCGCTCGCAACAGCGTCCCACCCCCTGGAGAAGGCGTAGCGCATCGTACATTCACTCTCGAAGGGGAGCTCGAAGCCGCGCTTGCGGCAGTCAGCTTTCTGCTCCTCGATGAAGCGGTTCTCGGACGCCTTGGCCCGCTCATAAAACATCACTTTTTGTTCCTTTCCAAGATCGCGAATGCCTCCGCCGTGCGCGCTCGCGCTTCCTTGAACCGATCTCGAGCCGGGGACGAAGCCGCAGGCATCGACGACGTGGACCTTCGCGGCGTGACATGCCCTCGTAGACGGTCGAGCTCCACCCGAGCCGCCCCGATGGCCGCCGGACTCTTGTCGGAGAGCAAGCGGTGGCGCATGTCCGCGCTCATGACGTTGAGACAGCGTCCGCAGAAGACCTGCCCCGCAGGGATGGCTTTTCCGCAGCCGGTCGCTCGGCAGGTGCTCACGATGACCTCCCGGCGAGCTTGGCAGCCCACTTCCGAGCGAAACCCGCACGTCGACCTGGGTTGATCTCGGTCTCAGGGTGCTGCGCGATGGCGCGCAACGCCTGTTCGAGATCTAGCCCGCGCGAGTTCCAGGACCGCACGAGCATGAGCAGGTTTCGAGCCGCCAGCTCTCCGGGCGTCGGATGGCGCCCAGCGTGGGCGTTGATCGCGACGTCGATCAAGAGCGCCGGAGAGGGCCCTCCCGGCTCCTCGATCTTGCGGACCCACGCCGGCATCCCGTGGAGCTGCTTCGCGCGGTAGAACGCGACGTCGGCCTTCGTGGGGAACCTCACGATCACCGGTCTCCGTCGAGCTCGGGGTCGTAGGGGCGCACCTTGCCGTAGCGCTGGTCTTCTTGGAGGTCGCGCCAGGCCTGCTCGGCTTGGCTTTTCGAGGCGAAGCGCTCGACGTAGGTGAACGCCCCCGGGGCGGACACTTCGAGAACGTACGGTTGTCGGTGACGGGCCATTTTCGCTCCTTGGGGGGTCGGACGGAGCCTATCCCGCCAGTATTCACCCTACCAACGCTTTTGTATGTACAACGTGGGTGAAAGAGGTTGACGGTGAATAACGTTCGGGTAGATTACGTCAACCTCACATGCCGCTCGTGACCCTTTTTCTCGTAGCCGCGAACATCCTTGCCTACGGCCTCGAACTGGCTTCCGGGGGGCGGTCGTTCTGCGAGGCCTACGGCCTGATCCCGGCCCACTTCATGAAGTCCGGCGCCGTCGCGCCCCTGTTCTCGAGCCTGTTCCTGCACGACCCGGCAGGGCTCTCCCACCTCGCCGGCAACATGGTCGCCCTGGCCGTTTTCGGTGTGGTTGTAGAACGAGCCCTCGGCGGCTTCCGGTTCTTGGGCCTCTACCTCGCCGCTGGCGTCCTCGGAGGCCTGATGCACGTCCTGACCGCCTCCGGGGCGACGGACCCCCTGGTAGGCGCCTCCGGAGCCATCTTCGGGGTCTTGGCCGTGGCGGGCGTACTGCGCCCCCGCCTCATGGGGTTCGTCGCCGCCTTCGTTGGGCTCAACATCTGGAACGCCTTCACCGGCGGCGGCGGAGACGTCTCGTTCGGCTGCCACATCGGTGGATTCTGCGCCGGCTTCCTCGTCGTGCTGCTGTTGAAGGCGTGCGACAGCGAAGTTCTAGAGGCCGCATGAAGCGAGAACGCAGTATTACGCTCTTCCGCGTCCACATCGCGCCCAGCGAGTCCGACGGCGAAGGCGAAGACCACGACGAGTGGTTCGGAACCAAGAGAGAAGCCCTCGCGCGGCGCAAGGAGCTCATCGACGAGAACCCGAACCTCGAAGAACACCGCTTCGGGGAGGACTTCCAGGTCGATCGCGTCGAATTCGCACCCATCCCGAAGCGCGCGTTGCTGCTTCGGGTCCTCAACGGTGACGGGATGTACCGATCTTCGATCGTGCGCCCACCTCACACACGGCCTGAAAGGGTCGCAGAGAGCGATCGATGACCCAAGACGAGCCTGACTTTCGCTACTGGTGGACGGTCGAGGAGTGGGGGCGAGACAAGCGCACCGCCACCATCGCCAGGATCAGAGAGAAACAACGCGACGAGTGGCGTTGGTTCGTATTCGACGCCGTAGGCAGCAAGCTGCTCAAAGAAGGCACCAGCACGAGCCAAAAAGGCGCGCGCGCGGCGTGCCGCAGGTTCGTCCGCAAGCTCCCGAGGGCCGCATGAAGGCAGAAATCGTAGATCTGGGCGACGCAGGTGAACGCATCATCGTCGGCAAAATCAAACCGATCGCCGATCGAGCCTTCTGTCTAGAGATCCATCGCGGCGAGACGGGCAAGTTCGCCAACATGCACGTGCTCCTCACTCGAGAAGAGCTTCACGAGCTAGGCGAGGCCGTTCAATCGCTTCTGGAAACCAAGGAGAGTACACGCACGTGAAAAATGACCAAACCCAAGCCTCCAACCGACCTCTCACAGCCGTCGACACCATGATGCGCGACCTCGCCGAGAGCCTCCGAGACGTTCTCCAAGAAACGGACGACGCCTACATCGAGCGAGAGCCCGAAGATGCCTTCGTCGACCTCGCAGCGCGGCTCGTTCATCGTCTTTCAGACAAGATCACGCTCGTACCGACCACGCAGCACAAGCACAACGAGGCCTCGAGACGGATCTTCGACATTTTCACCACCTGGATGCAGATGCAGCCGGATCGCGCGTGCGTCACGCGGCTCGACGAGGCCTCGGGAAGGTTCGAGGCGACCGTGATCAGCCCCAACGGGATCCAGGGGTACTTCCAGGGCGGCGACGTCCGAGACGCCTACGCGCAGATGGCGCAAGTTCTGCTTTTTGAAGGAGGCGCGATATGAGTCCTCCGAAAGGAACCGCGATGGCACGCGCCAAGAAGAACGCGAAAGAAGAACCGACCAACGTGAAGGAGCCGAAAGAGGAAGTTGTCAACGTGCGCCTCACGTCGTCGCAGAAAGAGAAGTTGGCCGGAGTTGCCGCTCGCAAAGGGATGGGGCTGAGCACGTGGTTGCTCTTCCTCGCCCTCGAACACGCGGCGAAAGAAGCACAGTGACCGTGAAGGACTTGAAACCAGGCACCTACACGATCAAGTCGACCGATCTGAAGTTCGACGGAAAAGGCCAACCTCGACTCAAACCGGACGCCAACCCGATACCAACCATCCCGCGTAAGGCGCGATCGATGAAACGTCTCCGCAAAGACCCGTTGGAAGATCACCCGCGTGCCGCCGAGACGCGCCGAATGATGCTCGAGGCGCGCATCGACGACGAGCAAGAGGTCATGGACCTTCAGTCGAGTGAGCTCGCGTGCGACATCGCTGACGGGTGGGCTAAAAACCCACGCCGCGGAGAGCTGCATCCGGGCCTGGAAGACAATCTCGATCGTCTGGAGCTCATCACGCGCCCAAGCGCGATGCGAAAGGTGCGGCCGTGAAATGAATGCTCCCAACGGGCTCCCGGAAAAGATCTGGCTCGTGCGTTGGCCGAACGGCACGCAACACTTCGTCACCAAAGAGCTGCTCGGCGGCGCCTCCGAATGGGCGAAGGGCACGAACGCAACAGTCGTCGAGTACAACTTCGGGGCGGTCGCGTACTCACCTCCGCCTCCGCCGAAGAAAGACGGAGGCTCCACCCCATGAGCCGGCGAGCAACAACGTTCCGCCCCGACCAACTCACAGGCCCGCAGCGGGTCGCGCTCTTCTTTCTGCGAGACAAGACTCTGGCTGGAGGAGCGTACGTGTACACCATGACGGCAACGCTCAGCACATTGCGTGTGCTGTACCGGCTCAAGCTCATCGAGGGAGACTTAAGCAAAAAGTTCAAAGGCCACAGATTCGTTATGATCACACCTGCGGGACGAGACGCGATCTACGAGCTACCCCAACCATCCAGAAGCCGATGACTCCGAGCCGCGGTGAGCGCGCGCGCTCCGTCGTCGTCTAGGCCCGGTGCGTACCTTCGACTTCGCGTGCCTCTCGATCGGCAGTGCGCTTGTCGAGCCACATGAGCGCTTCTTCGAGCTTCGTGAGCGCGATAGCGTTCTCTCGGCACGCGAACTTGCCGCCGTTCGCCGTCTGGTAGAAACGGATCCGTCCGATCGACGCCGCGATCACGCCTTCAACGAAAGCGCCGTTCGGTTCCTTGCGATCCTCACCGCGCCAGAGCGGACCGTCCTGCCAACGGATCTCGATCCCAGTACCAACGGACTCGCCGCCAGTAGGGTTTCCGCTCTCGTCCGTCCTATGCGTCTCCGTGATTTTCTGTCTCATTGTCTGAATCTCCTTCGCTCATTCCAGATCCGTCGGATCTCCTCGCGTGACGTGCGCTTTCCCGCCAACAGATTCGACCAGGGCTCCGAGCGAGCCCATCAACATCTTCTCGCGCTCAGGTTGAGCGGCGATCATGAAGCGCGCTCGCTTCTCCGAAGGCCACTTCATGTTTGGCCTACAACACGAGAAGTCAGGGCAGCACTCGTGTTTGGAGTTCGGGCAGACCGATTTGCCTTCCACCCACATCTTGAGCTGCTCGTCCGGCGTAGGGGCCCCAGGGGGCGTCCACGTCCGGAGGCACCGGACGTCCCCACACTGCCGGTTGCCGCCCGGGTGTCGAGGGCAACCGCTCATCGCCCACGCCGTGTTTGAGCCCTAACCTTCTGAAACTCTCGTCCGAGTGTCTTCAAGCCTCCGATGAAATCGGGACTCGAGACCACGTCGGCCACGTTCTTCACAGCTCGAACGGTTTCGTTCTCGAGGATCCCGTCGAGCGCCGGAAGCGTGAGTAAATCGAACTCGCGGATGATCTTGATCGCCCGCACGGCGAAGGCGTTTCGCTCCTTCTCGTCCACGCTGGCGTCCAGCGCTTGTTCGATGAGCTTCTTCGCCTTGGCGCGCTTCTCGTCCTTCTTACTCATTTCGCCGGCCTTCCGAACGGCAACGCAGCACGCACGCTGTGCCTGCGCTTGGTGCTGACTATGAGCTTCTTCGGCTGCTTGACAGCCTTCTTGGTGCGCCCCGGTCGCGTCTTCTTCTGAACCGAATACGCGCTCACGCGAGCTTGCCGCCCGGCTCGTGGCTGCGCTTGTTGTGGCCGAGCTTGCGGCACACCGTACACGCGCGGTGCTTGATGCGCGCAGCCCGCTTCGACTTCTTCGCGAGCTTCTTCTTCGTCTTCTTCTTGGATGCCATCGAAAAATCTCCCTATCTCAGATCGTTCTCTTCGTCGTCGTCTTCGTCGTCTTCGTCGCCGCCCTTGTTCTTCTTCTTCTTGCGACCGCGACGAGCCGCACCGCCCTCGAAGCGACTCTCGTATTCCTCGAGCATCGCATCGGCGTACCCGGCGGCGACATCTGCCATGGTGTCGACGAGATCATCGAGTTCGTCCTCGTCCTCGATCTCCAAAGGCATCTCGAATCGAGACATCGCGTCGCGGGTCCAACCGACCCACATCTTCTGCCGCTCTTCCTTCGTCGCCATGAACACGGAAGTACAACGATCGTCAACCCGCTGTCAAGCACTGAGCCGTGCTCTTCGCGAGCCGCCCCCAAACAATCTCACGGCCACGCACAGCAAGATCAACATCTTGTTTGCGTAGAGCTTCTGCCGAGAGCGATCCAAGCCCTTCAACATGGGCTTTGCTTCCGATCTTCACAGTCCAGACCAAAGGCGGGCCACCCCCGTACGGGTAACAGTGCAGAACAAGACGATCGAGCGCCGGGAATCCTGGAAGGGCACTCAAAGTCTGAACCCATCCGGCACGAATACGCGCACGCACGAAACCTGAACCATGCTCCCGCCTAGCAGCCTCCAAAGCCGCAGTAGGGAGCACATCGAGAAGATCGTACCCCGTACGATGCACGCAGTGCGCGTGAGAACAGTGGAACAGCCCCCACCGAGCCTCACTCGTCGGAGGGAAGACCACCGTCGAAGAATCCCCGTCGAAACCGCTCGTGTGCTCTCTCGCCCACGGGCAAGTGACAGCGAGCGCGCCGTTGTCGAGCAGCTCGAACGCCATATCGGCCGCCACGAACGCGCGCCCGAAGAAGGATTCGTCGGCAGAATCGTCACACACACTCCGCGCTTTCCTGGAGAAAGACGGCCTCGGTCGGCGCTCCGGGGACGTGGTTTTGCCAGGAAAGGACGGGAGTGTGTCCCACGATTCTTTCAACACGGTCGGGACGTCGAGCGCGCTCCCCTTCATCGTCTGCCATTCGTACTCCGCTCCGGGCTTGTGGCTCGGCAGGTACCAGAATCGGCTCGCGTCGCGTGTCGCCTCGTCGAGCGCGTGCTTCGTTCCGATCTTGCTCGCAATCCACATCCAGATCCGTTCGTACTCGCTCGCGTCTACAGGGCGCGAGAACGGGTAGATGACGCGCAGCTTCGGATGTTTGGGGGTGTGCGAGAAGGTCGTGTACGTGACGCCGCGTGTTTCGGGTAACAGATACTGCGCTTGCTCGATCGTCGTGTCGCCTTGATCGAAGTCGAGTGTAAGCGCGTGCACCTGCTCGACTCGAGACAGTGCTCGACGGTTCCCCTCGAACGACGCGAGCGAGAACCCGGCGACTCGTTCTTTGATCCGCACCACTTCCGGCTGCGCGACGAACGTGTCGACGAATTCGCTCCAAGAATAGTTGGCGCGGCGCCCTTTCGAGAAGGTGCGCCAAAGCGTGAGGATGAACGACGAGCTCATGATGGGCGTTCTCCTTCTTCGGCTAGAACCGGCAGCTTGCGGCGCTGTGCTGCTCGAACCCGTCGCACGATGAAAATGGCGAGAACGCCAAAATAGTTGTCGTTGTCTTGAAGCTCACGGGCAAACGCCGGCACGCTGCGGTCGCCGCGCCGCTGATTGCAGAGGTTGCAAGACGTGATCAGATTGCTCGTCGCGTTCGTGCCTCCGCGGCTTCTCGGAACCACGTGATCGACGGTCGCCGCCTCACCCATCGAGTAGTCTTCCGGAAGACCTTTCGGCGTGATCTTTTTTCGGCACCATACACAGCGGTGACCGTCTCGGGCGTAGATACGGCGGCGTGTGGCCGGGTGCAGCCACTTGCTTCCTTGTCCTCTGTTGCCTGCCGTCGGACTTCGACGCGCAGGGTTCCGCAGTCGCGGCAGACCGATCTGCACCGTGATGTTCATGCGGTGAGCTTCGCAGTACTCGCCGTCGGATCGGTTTCGATGTCGCTCTCTGGATCGTAGCCTGGGGGCCACTCTCCGAGGTGCGTGAGGTCGATGACCCTCTGCGATGCGCTCGCCTCGACAGCCATTCCGCTCGAGACGCGCCCGCCGACGAGCCAGATCTCTTCGCAGCGCGCGACCTGCGCCTTGTCTGCTTCGAGCCCTAGCCTCCGATTCTCCGGCGTCTCGGGAAGCACGCCGGTCAAGACGATCCACGAGCAGACAGGTGAGACGCCCTGCGTGGTGAGCGCCCACGCCGCCCAGATCGCCGCTCGTCGCCGATTCTCATTCATGCCTTCGCGCGTCGGCGCTGTGAACGGGTGCGCGAGATAGATCACTTTCATGCTTCGACGGTTCCCTTCCGGTCTCGATGTTCGGATCACTCAGGATGCTCTTCGCCGAGAAACTTCACTGCGTGCGAGTCGAGGCACACGACTCTCATACCGAAGCCGAACGTTGGCGTACCGTGCAAGACGGCGCACTTGTCGAACTCCAGGTCGCGTCGACGCAACCACTCCTCTTGCGCCGTGTGCTCACGCATCCGATCTTCGATCGGTTGAGGTGCGGGCGCGTCTACTTGCGGCCTTGTCGGCGTCGGCGCCGCGACGTGCGGATGCGTGTGCTCGTGCCAGCGTTGTTGGCCGTAGGTGACACCCAGCGCGACGATCGCGCCGAGCACCATCCCGGTGAACAAGTTCTTGAAGTTCACCACTCACGCCGCTTCGCGTGATCGCGAAGTTCGCTTCGTAGCCTTGAGCCCACGTTCGAGGAGCGCACGGATGACCGCGCTCGTGTTCAACTCGGCGCCTGCGGCGCGACTCATCCTCTTCCGTTCGCGCTCGATCTCGTCGGTGAGCGCGTCGGGGACGCGCACTTCAATCTTGCTGGTGTGTTTGGGGTCGCTCATGTCAAGGAGGACTTTAACACTGTCTGACCGCGTAGGACAAGCCTGACATATGTTACTTGACGCCCCGTAGCCTTTTTGATTAGCTCGGCAGCTCAAACCGTCGAAAACCGTCGAATCGCATGAGGTAGGATGCCGAGCGCGAGCTGGGATACGTATCTTCTAAAGAACAAGCAGGGCGCGTATTTACCCTGCCTAGCGAACGCTGTTGCGATCCTCACGCACCGGAGAGAGTGGTACAACGTCATCGCTTTCGACGAGTTCTCCAGTTCGATCGTCAAGAAGAGTGTGCCGCCTTGGCCGGATGATCTCAAACCCGCCAAAGACGCAATCGGTGACTGGACGCAGAGCGATTAGGCGCGCGCAGCCGTCTGGCTCTCGAACGAGTACGGGTGCTCTTTCTACTCGTCCGTCGTCGACGAGGCGGTGCAGCTCGTTGCAGAGCGTTGGAAGTTCCATCCGGTGCGCGACTACTTGAACTCCGACGAGGTCAAGTGGGAAAAGAAACCGCGCGTAGACGATTTTCTCGTTCGTGTCGGAGGCGCCCCTGATTCGATCTACACGCGCGCCATCACCAAGAACTTCTTCATCGGCGCCGTCGCGCGAATGATGCGACCGGGCGCGCAAGTCGATACGGTCCTCATCCTCGAAGGGCCTCAAGGCGCGCACAAGTCGACGATGCTGCGTACGCTCGCGGGCGACGACTGGTTCATCGACACCGTCTTCAACATCGGCGGCAAGGACGGATACCAAGCGCTGCGGCGTAAGTGGATCGTCGAGTTCAGTGAGCTTGATGCGCTCAGCACCGCCGATCTCGCTCGAGTCAAAGCGTTCATCTCGTCGGTGAAGGACAGCTACCGCCCTTCGTACGGCAAGACGACGATCGACTTCCCACGCCAGTGCGTGTTCGCCGGCACGGTCAACCCGAACGGCGCTGGCTACTTGAACGACACGACGGGCGCTCGAAGGTTCTGCCCAGTGGTCGTGAGCAACATAGATCTCAAGACGGTGCGCGAAGAGCGTGACCAACTTTGGGCTGAGGCCTACGCGCGGTACAAGCAAACTGAGAAGTGGCACTTGCGCGACGAGAAGATCCTCGCGATAGCGGCGCGAGAAGCCGAGGAGCGCCGCGAGCCCGAGGCGTGGGAGACGCACTTCAAAGAGTACCTGCACCTGAACCGAGCGCTCTACCGCAAGAGCGGCGTCACGATCACGGACCTGCTCACCAACGCGGTGGACGTCCCGAAGGAGCGCCAGAACCGTGCCGCCCAGATCCTGGCAGGCAAGTCGCTCCGAGCGATCGGCTGGACGAAGATTGTTCGAGGCGCAGACGACGTCCGCCGCTATTTTCCTGCCGATTCGTCTGCGGAACGGCCTCTGAAACTGGTTCCTTCTTCCTCCAATCCTCCAATAGAAAAAGGGGATCGGAGGGGGATCACTAAAAAGAGGAGATCAGGGGAATGATCGGGGGGGTAGTCACCTCAAATTTTGATTGGAGGATTGGAGGAATCCGAGCCCTACCGCGGGGGTCCGAATGAGCTACGACGCCGCCGAACTCGGAGTCGAGATCCGCGAATTGTTCGCCGACGCGGCATACGCAGCGCTGCCTCCGAAGCTTCGGCTCTCGATGAAACTGTGGCGCCCATCGAGGCGGAAGTTGCCGCCCGCTGAGGTTCGTCGACGCAAAAAAGAGCGCCGAAAACAAATGGAGGCGCATATCAGAGCCTTGCGTGTTGAAGAGCGCGAAGCGAACCACGCCAAGTTGGTGCTCAACACAGAGTTGACGTTGATGAAGCAACTCGCACCGCAGGCCGTCAAACGGCCGTACTACTGCTAGAAGTGCCGCTCGACGACGTTGACGCACCGCTGCCCGGGTTGAAAAGGAACATCATGGGGATCCAACCATCCGCGTCGAAGACAGAATTGTTACTGCTCTGCCCGCGTCCATTCGATCCGGAGCTCGAAGCCGAGCTCGACCTACCGGGTGAGCCGGCGCGATACGGCAGCGCGTTCCACCGCGTGCTCGCCGCGTGTCTCCGATCGCCGAAGAAGAAACTGCTCGAGACAACCTCAGGCGCGTACGCGAAGTCGATCGATCAAGCCGCCGCAGAGTTCGACGTGAAGGACGCGAGACATGAACTCGCCGGGCACGTGAAGAGCAGCGTGAAGGTGCTTCGTAATTGGCTCACACGAGAGAAGCTCGAGATCGCCGAGATCGAACGCGCCTACTCGATATGGCCGAAGGCGGACGGCACTTGGAAGGCCCGGGTGATCGAAGCACACGACGGGAACCACCACTACAAGACACCGCCCGGCGAGATACCTGGGACGCTCGATCTCACAGCGCAGAGCGCGAACAGAAAGCGCGTCGTCGTCATGGATCACAAGACGGGTTTTTGGGAGGACTGGTTCGCCGCCGACGAGGAAGATCCTGTGAAGTTCGCGCGCCCAACGACGGTGGCGCAGCTACGCACGCTAGGGCTCACCCCTGGCAGCAACGGGTCTGTTCCAGACGAGGTCGAGACGGCGATCTTCCACGCCGACCGCAAAGGCTTGCCGATCGTGTACTCCGAGCCGTACGAAGTAGAAGCACAGCGCGACCATTCGCGCGCGCTCCATTCGGCGCTCACGAGAGTCGGCAAAGGCTTCCTTCGTGCTGGGCCGTATTGCAAGCGGTGCCCGGCGAGAACAACGTGCCCTGCTCGTGCGGCTGAAACACTCGTAGAGAGCGCGACCGTGCTCGTAGAGATGGCGAACACGTACGCTCTCGAACCTATCGATCCGACCGCGCTCCACGTGCTGCCGACCGACGACGAACCCCCGTCGCAGGCCGTCATCACGATGCGCGCCGGCAAGCTCTACGATCTTGTGAAACGGTTCGCCGAGCTAGAGAAGGCCGCACTCGCGGAGATCAAGCGCATGGTGAAGGACGGCGCTGTGATCGAGAACCGCAAAGGCGAAGTGCTCACGATCCGAACGCAGACGTACGAGACGCTCTCGAAGAAGAGCGTGATCGAAGCGCTCGGAAAAGTCGCAGGTGAGAAGGAGCTCGCTCGGCTCCGAAAGAAGGGTGTGATCAAAGAAGCGACGCGCGAGATGTTGGTGGGGGAGAAGTAATGGAAAAGCCGAACGAGGAAACGATAAGCACGGTCGACGCCGGCATGTCCGACGAAGAGCTGCTCGCCAAGTATGTCGAGCTGGAGCGTTTCGCGGAGGTGAACGGCGAGTCGTTCACGGACGGCTTCGTGAGAGTGCTGCACAAGAAGTCGGTCCTGGCGCGGATGGCTTCACTCGCTTCGATTCCGTCAGGTGAGGTCGTTGCGGTGCGAAAAGCGCTAGAGGATGACCTGACAGAGCAAGAGCTTTGCGAGCTGTCGTGCTTCATGCCGAACCTCGCATGCGTCATCGAGCGGGAACCGCCTCGGATGGTGGAAGAGACGCGACGAGCGGCCCGTCAAGAGGTCGCGGCACTGTTGCGCGAGATCGTGCGCCTTCGAGCGGGGGCAAGCCAATGACGGAGGAGGAACAAGTCACCCTTTTGGCTAAGTGGAAAGCGCTTTTAGCCAAAGAGCTGGCAGAGACGCATCAAGAAGTTGCGGCCATGCTCGAGGAGATGGCCGAACGCGACGACATCCGCACGCTTACCGCGCCTGTAGCGGTACGAGCAATAGCGATCCTTCTACGGCAACACGCCACGGCGGTTCTAGCTGCGGCTCCGGCCGAGAACCTGTTTGAAGAAGTCGGAGCGCTAATCGCCACGTGCGCCCGTCTGCAAAAGGAAGTAGTGGCTTGCGCCGCCGGGCCGTTGAACGGAAGGCAACCGGCGACAGACGCTCCGCCCGTCATCGAGATGGTGGAAACGTATCGAGGTCCTGTAACGGTATCCGTTGGCAGACGTTCTAACGATCCGATCGGGGACGATGCGCTGGCCGATCTGGAGCGACTACTCGAGGAAGCGACACCAGGAGAATGGGTCGTCGGCGACAACAGGTTCCCGCGCAACGAGGGCGACATTGTTTCTTGGGACAAGCACGCACGCGATTACGACACGGTTTTCGCTGGCGTCGCCATCGACGGCTACAACCCGCCGTTGAGCGGCCGTCAAGAAGACAAGGCGTTGGTCGTCGCCCTTCGCAACGCCGCTCCCGCGCTTCTCGCCGAGCTTCGCGAGCTCCGCGCCAAGCTCAAGGGAGCGTCGTGAGACGCGAATGGGCTTGTCCCGCTTGCGAGGCGCCGTTGGAATGGGACATTGACGCGGTCGAGGACATCCGATGCTGGAACTGCAATCGGCCGCTCTACGTGCACTACGAAGAAACGTGGGACGGAGACTGGGACGGGTACTACGTGGAGCCGGCAGTAGCGGAGGACTAGAATGAAGCAATCGGACGACCCCGACACGAAGGAGCCCGTCAGCGCGCAGGCGAGTGCTCCACCTACGATGACACTACAACCCGGAGGCTTCTACGTTTCGATCGATTGCGAGCTCTGGTGTTGCTTTCGAGTGGACCCAGACGCGGCCGAGCATGTTCGCGCGCGGTGCGTGCGTGTGTCCGACGGGCGCATCGAGAGCTTCTACGGTGACGGACGTTACGATGCCGCGGGCACGCGCGAGCACACGTTGCTCGTGGAGGCCTCATTCGCGTACATCGAAGTGGTAGCCGGGCAGCTACCGATCCCGGAACCGGGTAGCGCAGAGCCAGAAACAAGCGAGCGCGCGCCGTGAAGCAGCATGAAACGGCAGGCCCGGCGAAGCCCGTCACGGTGTCGGCAACTCTTTCGGAGGCCGCGCCACCTATCGAGTGGACCGACGGGAAGCCGACGCACTACCGGTGCGCGGCGTGTGGGCAGGTTCACTCCTCGCACGAGGCCGGATGTCTCTCGGTGCTCGTTGTTACGACGCCGACGATGCTCCCGACCTTGCCGGCGGGGCAGCCGGTGCAGCGTCGTCACGTCTGCGGCGTCTGCCCGAGAGAACTACAACCCGCGAGCGGGTTTCCCATCGCGGAGTTCGTGGAGCATTCGCAGGCCCATGCCGCGACCGCGGTGCGCGAGCTCGTGCAGGACGCGGATCGCTGCCGGCATGCCCTGAAGACTATCGAGCACTTCTTGCGCTCGCCTTAGTTCGCCGATTCGCCCGCGGACATGATTCGGCGCGTCGTGCTCGAACGGGTGAACGCTGCGATAGGTGGAGAAAGCGAGCACGCCCCGTGAGCGATCCGGTCAAGTGCGACGGCTGCGGCAATAGAGGACCGAGACGTCTCGGGAAGATTGCTCCCGAGGGCTGGTTCTTCATCGAAGCGAAGGACGAAACGAACCCGGGCGAGGCGTTCATCGTTTACGCCTGCTCTGTTCCCTGCCGCGACGGTCTTTGGCAACTCGGTCCGGGGAAGCTGGACTTGACGAAAGCGGTCTAGGTGAGCGCCCCCATGAAAGACGAGTCGAGCCCCGTGAAGCATCCCCGAATCAGAAGCCGTGCTCAGCGGAGCACGAGAGAGGCGGTCTCTTGAGCAAGAAAGGGAGACAACGGAGGCGCGCCAAGAAGCACAAGGCGGCGACCGCGGCGCTAGTAGGCATTACGCCCGAGCAGTTCGATGCTCTTCCAAAAGCGGAGCGAGCGGCGCTGCATCGACGCAAACACGCCATCGACGCGGAGAGAGTCGGTAGCTTCGGTCTCGCCGATCGGCTCCACGAACCGGTTAGCGCCGACCCAGAAGAAAGCGAGCGCGCCCCGTGAAGCAATGGGTGATGGCGAACCGCGAATACCTGAGAATTGTCGCGCGGGTTGTTTTGCTACTGGTTGTTGCGTTTGCGTTCTCGGCGCTAATGACTATTGCGGGAGTAGAACCACCATGAAGCGTTCTGAGACACAAGATTTTGGGTCCGTGCTGCTCGCTCTCGGATTCGTTGCAGGCAGCGTGCTCGCCGCCTGGTTCGTCGCCGATCGATTCGATCGTTGCGGGTACGTCGTACTCGGACACTTCGCCATGTTCGTGCTCGGCGTCTCGTACGCTGATTGGCTGAGAAAAGAGCCGCGCACGTGACGGACCACGGCGAAAGACGCGATCTACCACCGGCGCTGCGCGACCGCGCCGTGACGCTGCTCGAAAAGCTTCGGAGTCAAACACCGCGTCCGTCTGCGCCTCGCATCATGACGTACGAGGAGATCCGCGAGGCGCTCCACGCCGCAGACCGTGCCGGCGACTGCGTGCCGGAGAACATTAATCTCGCGGCGCAGCAGATCGCAAACATGCAACGGCGCCCATACCATGTCGTCGTGATCGACGAGAACGGCGCCGTCATCGACCCCAGCTCGAAGGAGTGAAACGATGAAGAACAAAGATCAGATCCGAATCACCTCGCAAGGAACGGCAGTACGCCGCAACGCAGAGGAGGTGAGTTTCGGAACTTTCAGGGAAGTGAAAGAGGGGCAACCGATCCCGGAGGGCGCCGAGCTCATCCAAGCCAGCGAAGCCGACTCCGACGGCTGGCGCGACGTGACGTCAATTTACAGCAACGTGAAGAGCGGTCCGGCGCAAGTCGCGACTCCGAAGTATCGCGCCGGCTACGATAGGATCTTCGGCAAGAAGCCGAGCGTGGGGCTCGCATGATCGCGTGGCTGCTCAAGAAGGTCGAAAACATCTACGGCCGCATCCTCTACTGGAAGTGGGACATGGAATCTGCGGCAGCGGCACGTCGCTTCCAAGGCTGCCAACACGAACGTACCGTCTTCGTCGACGTCGGCACCGTGGTCGAGAAGTGCTGCGAGTGCTGGGCGCTCAGACTGCCGAAGCTAGGCACTACCGCCAACGAAGAGGACAGGCCACCCGCAGGCGCGATGGCGTGGTACCCGAATTGCGCTCGGCCTGAGCGCGCCATCCGCGCCGATCGCGTCGTCTGCGACGGGTTCTACGCAGGCGATGGGTGCGGATGGTCGGGATTTTCAGCGGAGCTCCGCCCGAGCGGGTGCTGCCCGACGTGCGGTGGCGGACACATCAAAACGGAGATGTCGTCGTGACCCCCCGTCCTTTTCTGGTGCGGGCCCTGGCGATCGTCTGCGTTCTTCTCGGTTGCCTGATCGGCTACCTGATTGCGGGGCGGCTGTGAGTGCGGATCAAGACCGCGTCGCTTCTTGGGTCCGGAAAGTCTTCACCGCGAAGGAGGCTAACGACGTTCCGGAGCGCTCGTTGCGTGCTGCCGAAGAAGCCATCGAGCTCGCACAGGCTTGCGGTGTTGAAGCCGAGATGGTGCACCGTCTGGTCGACTACGTTTTCAGCCGCCCTGTCGGTAGGCCTGAGCAAGAGATCGCCGGAACGTTGGTGACTATTTATGCGACAGCGGCGGCGCTCGGCGTGGACGCTCAAGAGGCGTTTGAGATCGAGCTCTCTCGGATCCAACAACCGGAGATCATCGATCGGTGCCGACGTCGACAGCACGAGAAGCGCGAAGCTCTTGATCGCAGGTCAGGACTCGAGGGCCCGAAACGTACGAGCGCGGCGCCGCCGGACAAAGAAGGTAAGCCGTGAGCCGGCTACGTTGGAGCTCCGTGGGGATGTTCACGGCGACGGTTCGTTTGAAAAACTCAAACGATAGGCTCGTGATCGTGACCGCAGAGTTGGGTGGGAAGTGGCCTACGCTAGCCGTCGAAACAGACGGAGACGGGGTGGAGGCTGTTCTCGGATCTCATGCGCATCGCTTCATCGGCAGCTTCTTCGACGTGTCCGAAGCTTTCGCTGCGAGCGAGGCTTACGCCGCAGAGTGGCGTGCTGGAAAGCGCGCCGATGGGTGCGAGTGCGACGAGATCGAAGGAAAGGACGGTGATGTGTGACATCGCCCGACCCCTACGAGATCTGCCGGCGCATCCGGCACTACCAGCAGAAGAATGCTTACGCGCCGAAGCGCGTGGAGCTCAACAGTTGGTGCGGCAGCGCCGAGTTCGTCGATCAACTCGTAAAGAACGAAATCATCGAGATTTTGCCTCTCTCCGAGCATGGCCCGCCTGTTGCTGTTGTGCTCACGGAGAAGGGTTATCGGATGGCGACTGTAGAGCGCAGGCGCTGATCTAAAAACCGCTCGCCTGGACAACTGATGTTGGAGCCGGTATGTTTCGGGTCCGAGCAGACCCTTCTGCGTCAGCTCTTCGCCCGCAGCCTCTTTCGACGGGGGCTGCGGGTTCTTTTTTCGCATCTTCGCTCTTGCGCAATTTCACGACGTTCGATAGAACAACACTTCCAGCCCAACGTCGAAGGGCCACTCCTCGGTAGTGGCAGCGGGCGGAAAGAGATTCGTCGAAACATGCCGCAGGATGCGTCCGCGCTAGAGCGCGAACCGTACGATCGTGTCCTCTTTTTAGGGGACCCACATATTGGAAAGAGCACGTCGATCGTGTCGAGTGCGGCGGCCGCGTTCGGCATGGGCTACGTGATGAATTGCGGGAAGAAAGAAGGGCTGTCGGACGCGGGACGGCGTAACAAGCGCTTCAAGTGGGATCTCATCCGCGACGAAGTGCAAATGGAAGACGCGCTCAAGGAAGCGCGGCGCGGCGCGAAGGACGGCACGTACAAGTGGATCGTCATCGACGACTTCAACATGTACGCCTCTTGGCTCGAGGTCGCGCTCGAAGATCAGACGCGCAACAACAAAGGTGAATCGGACGGCCGTCGATTCTGGCGGGAGTACCGAAAGCGTCTGATCAACATTCTCGTGCGCTGCTTCGACTTCAAAGCGCACATCTACGTGATCTCGCACTACATCGAGACCGGCGGCGGGCTCATCGACGGTCAGACAGAGAAGACGGGGCCGGGCATCGCGCCGCTGTTCGGCGGAGCTGCGCGCAAAGAGATCCCAGGCATGTTCGGCGACATCGTGTTCATGGCGCCTGCGTCGAAGGACAAGTCGAGGCGCAGCTTTTTCATCAACCCGGTCGGCGTGTACGGCCCGAGTTGTCTCAGCCTTCCGGGTACGCACGAGATCGATGCCGACGTCGGTCTTCTGCACGAAGCTTTCGAGAAAGGGACCAAGAACAAAGGTCCCGAGATCACAACCAAACGTCCGAATCAGCAACGAAAGTAGGAAAGAATGGCCAGAGAATCGAATCAGAAGAAGATGGAGTACAAGCGCGTCTCGTTCGACGTGAACGAGATCGCGCCCGACGCGCCTGCGGGCGAGTGGGGGGTGTCGATCCCTCGCGGCAAGTGCAAGGTGCAGCCGACGAAGGAAGACCGCTACCCGATGCTGATCGTTCCGATCCGCCTCGATAGCACCGAGGAGGAGGACGAGGTGTATCAGAAGGCGCTCGGCGCCGAGCTCTCGTCCATGATCGTGTTCTTCGGGGACGAGAAAGCGCGTGCGGCGCGCATGTCGAAGATACGTCTTCGTCAGCTCTGCGAGGCCGCCGACGTCGACCTCGATGTCATCCCCAAGGATCTCGAAGATCCAGAGAACGATCTCGAGCCGCTCATCCGTGCGCTCGAAGGCAAGAAGTTCACAGCATGGACGAAGCTCCAACCGCGGAAGGACACCGGCGAGGTCACCACCGAGGTCGTGTTCTTGAACCCGAACAAGGTGCTGTCTGCTGCCGACGATGACGACGACGACAACGGCGACGGCAACGACGACGATGACGACGATTCGGGTAGGCAGTCGTCGAAGAAAAGCCCGTCGAAGAAGAAGCCGGCGTCGGGCAAGAACGGAGCGAGCAAGAAGAAATGACCCCGCGTCGTAGACGGTCGCTGCTCGAAGACGACGATCTCACCGAGATAGGTGAGCGCGATGAATCTTCGAGTGGCGACGTCTGCGAGGCGTGCGGTTGCGTGAGGGGCAAGCACACCGACGATGGGTGTGCTTGCGGAAAGTGCGAAGGGTTCGTCGAATGACTGAGATCAACGTGGCGTTCGTTCGTGCAGGTGACTTCGAGCGTGGTGTTCTCGTTTCGCCAGGTCACGAGCGCCTGATCGAGGGCAAGAACGACTACGGCATCAAGAGCGACTACTGGGTCTTCGTTTTGCGTGATGCCGATCACGTCGCGACGTTGGACGTCTCGAGCCGCGCGCTCAACGGGCGCTTGCTTGAAACGCCGGAAGAAACCCGTCGATGGCACGACGACTACAAGCGTCGGTACAATTACGCGGGCGAACCGCCGTGGGCGCTCCGCGGAACACTCAACATCTGCACGAGCTACCCCACGGAAGTCGATGTCGTCCGCAGAGGATCGGCTCCTTCCGAGTGCGTGTTTCAGGTGTCGGGGGGGTGCTTTTCTTACGCGAATACGGTTCTTCGGGCCAACCCCCTCGTGCTCGGACTAGACAGGGTCTTCATGGAAGGACCGCCCGCGTGGTGGTTGGAGAAGCCGGAGGTCGTGCGTGCGCGACTCTTCGAGGAAGAACTCGGTGTCTGGGGTCCGCTCGAAGCGCGACTCCGTGGAGCCCGGGACGGCGCGCGCGCGGCGCACCTTGCGCTCCCTGCGCAATGTTCGTGCTGCAAAGGTGAAGGCGTCGTACCGAAAGGAGAATGAGATGGGATCAATGGAAGTCGATATGCGAAAGCACGAGCTGATTCGTCAGCAGGTGCATGCTGGGCTCGCAGCGCTTCGCGTTCAGGGGCGGCAGATTTGGGGTGACGGTCGGCTGCCGCTGTCTAAGATCTTGACGCGATTGATGGTCGGCGTCGGCGACCTCGCGCGTCTCGAACGGGACGGGGGCGGAGTCCGCGATCCCGATCACATCGACGACGTGGAGTGGGCGAATGGTTGTCGTGAACTCAAGAAAGAGCTCGGCAACATCATCTTCTCGACGATCCGTTGGGTCGACGACCTCGGTCTCGACGTGCTCGAGTGTCTCGATCTCGCCATCGAGGCGCAAGAGAAGTTCGCGAAGTCTGGGAGACCGCGGTGAAGTTCGAGCTGAAGGTGTTGTGGGAAGAAACGCCTACCTTGCTGCACGTAATCGCGAAGCACGGCGACAACACGCTCGGAGTGCTTTCGCTTCCCGTTAATCCTGCTTGGGATATATCGGCCAGAGAGTGTCGAGATGCGCTCGCTGGGATGCTGCTTCAAGCAATGACCGCGGCTAGGCGGGCGGAAAAAGAAGAGAAAGACCGCACGTGATTGCGCGATTCAGAGAGTGGTTCGCGCGCCGACGTCGAATCCGCGCAGCGGAGCGCATGAACCGCCTGTGGACGTGCTGGTATTTGTTTTTCCGCTACCTGCACAAGGTTTCGCCTCCGGAGCCGTCAGCCATGTTGGAGAGACGATTCTCGGAGCTCGTCTACTGGCACAAGCTCATGGTGAGCCGATGGTGGTGAAGGTCCGCGCCGGCAACCGCTACGTCGAGCGTCCGCTACGCGAGCTGGTCATCGAGGCGCTCGGTGCGCCTCTCTTGGTGTTCGTGTTCTGGAAAGCAATGCGTGGAGGTTGGTGATGGCTACAACACAGAGTGAAGATCCAAACGAGCGCGTTGATCATCCGCGCCACTACAACCAGCACCCGAGCGGTATCGAGACCATCGAGCTCATCGAGCACCTCCCGTGCAGTCTCTCGAACGCTGTGAAGTACATCTGGCGCTGCGGCCTCAAACAGACCGAAACGCCGCTTCGAGATCTCAAGTCGGCGCGCTGGTACACGGAACGCGAGGCGCGACGCATCGAACTGTACGAGCTCGAAGAAGAGCCGAAGCCGAAGACTGATCTCGTGTGGCGCGCGCTCGCCCGCGTGGTCATTGGGAAAGAGCCGGTCGAAAGCCTTCTCGGCGCGTACTTGGACGCGCTCCTCGACAGCGACTTCAACCGCATGTTGGCTGCGCTCGAAGAAGCGATCGACGATCTCGAGACGAGCTCCTAGTAATGACCGCGCTGCCCGTCGTTCAAGAATACGACCCTAGGGCAGCCGGGGCTCGCTGCGATCTCTGTCCGCTCAAGGGCAACAACGTCGTTCCGCCGAAAGCCTCGCCGCTTCCTACGAAGGTGGTGTTCGTCGGCGAGGCTCCGGGGCGCAAGGAAGAGATCTTCGGAGCTCCTTTCATCGGGCAGACCGGGGCTTTTCTCAAAGGGCTGTGTCGTGAGGTCGACCTCAACATTCTCGAGGCTCACCTCACGAACGCGGCCTTGTGTCGCTCGAACATCGACAAGGAGAACGAAGAGGCTGCCGTCTGCTGCGCGCCGCGGCTGTTGAAAGAGATTGAAAAGTTCGATCCAGAGATCCCCATCGTGACGTTCGGAAAGACCAGCACGCTCAGCGTGCTCGGCGTCCGGAGCATCATGCACTCACGCGGGTTCGTTTGGACGGCGCGAGAGCTCGATCCAGCCCCCGTCTGGAGCAAAGCGAAGAAGGCGAAGCTCCGCGGAGCGCCGAAGTGGAAGGAGATGTGGCTCAAAGCGCAGATTATCGACGGCCGGAGCAAGCTCGCAGGTCGCACGGTGCTACCGACCGTTCATCCGGCGTTCGTGCTTCGCTCGGACACGTGGCTTCCGGTATTGAAGATCGATCTCGATCGGATCGCTCGCTGGGTACGCGGCGAGCTGACGCACGAGATGCTGCTCGAGAACGGCCCGTACACTGTCGTCTCGAAGCGCAAGGACATCATCCGCGAGCTCAAGAAGTTCGGGCCGGACATCGACGTCGACGTCGAAACAGGCGCGAGCACAGACGGCGGGAAGGACGGTGCAGATCCCATGCGCAACAGGTTGTTGTGTGTCGGGATCTCTGACGGTGATCACACGGTCGTCATCTGGCCGTGGAGAAAAACACACGCACCGCTCGTGAACGCGCTCATCAAGCGGTCGAAAACCGTTGGTATGCACAACGGCTACAACTTCGACCAGATCGTGCTCGACCGAAACGAAGTGCCGTTCGAGGCGTACGACGACAAAGCGCAAGATACGCTCATCGGGCACCACACGTTCGCGAGCCACATGCCACAACGTCTCTCGCACGTCGCGAGCTGCTTCGTCGACGTCGGGCCGTGGAAGATCACTTTCAAGCAAGGCACCGGCGGTGCAACCGAGAAAGGACTCCCGCCTGAGAAGCTCAGCGGTGAGGATCTCTGCAAGTACAACGCGGCCGACGCACGCATCCAAGCGCGCACCAGACGCGAGATGCGGAAAGATTTGGAATCGGAGCTCGACGTCTACTCCGTCGATCTCGAGAACGCACGACTGTGCCGCAGCATGATCATCGGCGGCATCGGCGTCGACGTCGAGCGCCGAACACAACTTTTGGAGGCGATGGATCAGAAAGAGAGCGAGCTTCTTTGGAAAATGAGGAAGCTGCTCCGACGAGCGAAGTTCCATCCGATGCAGCTCGCCGAAGTGCGCAAAGCGCTCTTCACCATCTTGAAGGCGCCGATCGCGTCCGCCGATCCCACCGAATCTGGGCTCCCGAGCACGTCGCAGACCACGCTCGAACGGTTGAAGATGAGCCCGACCCGTGCGGGCCGGTTCGCTGATCTGCTCTTGCAATGGCGCGGCGTCGTCAAGATCAAGAGCACCTACATCGTCAGCCAAATCCTCGACAAGCCCTCGAAGAAGACACCTACCGTATCGCGCACGCACTTCAACTGGCGCAGCTACGGCGCAGCAAGCGGGCGCTACTCGTGCCGTTTGCAGTCGTGCCCGCGCGCTGAGTATCTCAAAGACAAGAGCATCGTGCTCGAGACGCGCGTGCGTGAAGTCTACGTCGCTCGCCCGGGGCATAAGCTCATCTACTTCGACCTCAGTCAGGCTGAGCTACGTTTCGCTGCCTACCTCTCCGGCGACAAGACGTTCATCGCCGCGTGCGAGTCCGGCGACGTGCACACGGCGATGGCGAAGCTGTTGTTCCCAGCCGAGGCCGAGCTCATCGGTCGAGATCCGAAGGGTGCCGGGAAGCCGTTCAGGGACACCGAGAAGAACTGCATCTTCGGGTGCATCTACTACGCGGAAGCGGCGACGCTGTTCTCGTTCGTACGCTCGAAGGGCCTGCCCGTAGAGATGCGCGACGTCGTCAAGCTGCAAGACATGGTGCGCGGTACGTGCAGCGACTACTTCCGGTACGTCGAACGTAACAAGCGGCAGGTCGACAAGGTGGGGTACATGCGCGACGCCCTATCCGGGAGGATCTCATGGCTCGGCTGGCACGCCGGGTTCCCCGACGTCGCGAACCGTCCGATCCAGGGCGGTATCGCGAGCCTCATGAACGTGCGGCTTCCGAAGATCAAGCGTGCGCTGCCGAAAGGTGCGGGCGTGGTTGCTCAGATCCACGACGCGGCCATCACGGAGGTTCCTGATCGTCACGTCGATCAAGTGAAGGCGCTGATCAAGAAGACGTGGGAAGAACCGGTGATCATTCCCGCGAATGGTTACGGATCTTCGCTGCGCATCGAGGACGGCGCGCGGCAGTTCGTGATGCCGATCGAGCTTAAGGTCGGTGACAGGTGGAGTGACTTCGGCTGAAGGAGATCGAATGGCTCAAGCGAAAAAGCGTGCTGCGAAACGGAAGCCTTCCGACGATCGGATCGAATTGATCGTCAAGGACGGCCAAGGGTTCATTGTCGCTCACGGCACGGAGCAACCAGACAATCTCGACAGCAAACGCGCCATCTTCGTGGAAGTCGGACCGAAACGCACTGTTGCGTTCAAGGTCACGCAAGCCGAGGCGGTCGACGCGGCGATTGTGATGTTAGGGGCGGCTGGGCCCCATCTCAAGAACTGCACAGAACACCAAGAGGTACTTATGGGTCTACTCGAAGAGTTAGGGATCGTAGAGTCCGTCGGAGGCGCCAAGTGAGCCCTGGGCGCATCTTGAAGCTGGAGGACGCTCCGAAAGGCGCGCGTCTCATCGTGTGTGGCGGCCGTGAGTACGCGGACCGCGCGCGTGTGTTCGCGGTGCTCGACGTTCTCGCTCCTCGCGAGATCGCTCAAGGTGAGGCTGACGGCGCCGACAGTTTCGCCAAGGCGTGGGCGGCGAAGAACGGGGTGCCGTGCGCGCGGTTCCCGGCGCTCTGGCGCATCGACGGGCAGTACACCGCAGGACCGAAGCGGAACAGGCGCATGTTCGCGAACTTCGAGCCTGACGGTACAGTCTCGTTCCCTGGCGGAACCGGAACGACCGACATGGAGAACGTCACGATCGACGGCGGAGCTTGGCTGGTGAGGATTCGGTGATACCGGTTTGCCTTACCGTCGCTGTTGTAGTGCTCGGCGCGTACGCGCTCACTTGGCAGACGATGGTTTGGCGCCGAGAAGACGATCGAAGATTGGAAGCGCTCGAAGAGAACGAGAAGATACGGTGCTCAGCCCTCAAGAGCGGGCGTTACGGGAACGGTCAAGCGACGATTCGATGTGAGCTAGATGAAGATCACCACGGACCGCACACAGCCAAACTGGAAGGCTACATGCGGGAACATTGGAAGTGAAAGGACAACAAAATGGGCTTTGCAGCAAAGATTCTCGCAGATTCGATCTCGCCTGACGGCTTTCGCATCACGACCTGGGAGGCGACATTCCCGAGGATCATCCTCGCGGAAGTGAACACGCATTGCATGCTCTCGCGTAACAGCGCGAGCTCGCGTGCGGTGCCGGTGCAGAAGCGTCTCGCGTCGCTAGTGTCGGATTCGTTCCTCCCGGAAGTGTTCGGCAAGAACAAAGGCGGCATGCAACCCGGCGAAGCGATCGAAGGCGACGACGACACATACGCTCGAATGATCTGGTTGCAGATGCGCGACCAGGCGATGAAGGCCGCCGGCAAGCTCGCCGAGATCGGCGTACACAAGCAGTACGCTAACCGACTCCTCGAACCGTTCCTGTGGCACACGGCGGTCATCACGGCCACCGACGTCGACAACCTATTCAACCTGCGCGTGAACCCGATGGCGATGGGCGAGTTTCAGCATATCGCCGCGTTGATGAAGAAGGTGCGCGATGAGAGCGAGCCGCGGACACTCAACTACGGTGAGTACCACCTACCGTACGTCGACCCCGGCGAGGCCTTCGATCTGGAGGTTCAAAACATCGAAGCGTGGAAGGTGTCGGTCGGACGCTGCGCTCGCGTCTCGTACCTCACGCAAGACGGCGTGCGCGACCCGAACGAGGACGTCGGGCTCTCGGATCGTCTCGATACGAACGGGCACATGAGCCCGCTCGAACACGTCGCCCGTCCGATGTCTCGATCGGAACTAGTGTTGACGCGGTCGTTCGACATCACTCTGGAGAACGGCGTCACGTTGCGCACGAACGGGCCCGGCGTTCCGAAGCCCGGACGGATCATCGGCCTGGAGAACGGAGAGGAGTTCAACATTGTCGCGGTGCGCGGCCCGCTCCACTACGCCGGCAAGTTGAACGGCTGGGTGTCGCGCCGGCAGTTCGTTCGCGGCGAGCACGACATCCTCGGGTACCGAGCCGCCGGTGCGCAATGATCGGCTACGCACAGCGTGAGATCTTCACGCCTCTGGAACTGAAGCTGCGCGATCACGCGAACACTCTTGTCGCAATCGCGCCGTACGAGATCGACGGCGAGCCTGTGCGTTGTCACGAGCTCGCCCGCGCGATCGGCGCCGTCCTGGGGCTTCAGCACGAAGACGGTCGTTTCGGTTTCGTAGAGCACACGTGGCTTTGGACGAAGCCGATCGATCGTGAACACGCGCCTTGGATGCTTCCGAACATTCTCGACGTGTACGTGCCAGGCAGCGTGCCGCAGGTGCAGTTGATCGACACGCAACACACCGGGCTCCCGCAGCGCAGCTACTACGCGCTCTCGAACGTATTCGACGCCGTCATCCGGTACAACGTCATCGACAAGCTCGCTCACGCATTCACAGAGTCGAAGCTCTGGCCGTTGGAAGGGCTCACTGAAACCTTAAGAGAGGTGATCGATGGCCGCCGCTAAAAAGAAAAAGAAGCAAGAGGAAGCGCCTCCGTTCGTACAGATCACCGTGTCCTCTTCAGAGTCAGGTGGCGACTGCCTCTACGGCTTGGACGAGAAAGGCCGTGTGTGGCTTCGACCTACCGATTCGGCAGGAACGAGCTGCGACGGGTGGGAGCTCATCGACAACAAGGTTTGGAAATCAAAGAAGAGGCGCCGATGATTCTCTCCGGGCTCGAGATCAAGAAACAACGCGAAGCCGGAACGATCCTCATCGATCCGTTCAACCCCATGCAGGTCAACCCTGCGAGCTACGACTTGCGGCTCGGGAGCACCATCAAAACGTACAAGCGCGGCCGTTATCGGAACCTGCTCGACACCGAGCGGCGAACGCTAGACTCCGCCAACAAGTCGACGCTCGAGTGCGAAACAGACCACATCCCTCACACCGGTTTCTTGCTCCACCCTGGCACACTCTATCTCATGCATACGATCGAGCGTGTGCGCACGGACCTCTTCGTACCGATCGTCGACGGGAAGAGTTCCGTCGGGCGCTTGGGTGTCTTCGTGCACGTCACGGCAGGGTTCGGCGATCCTGGGTTCGATGGGCAGTACACGCTCGAGGTCCTCGTCACGTACCCGACGAAGGTGTACGCAGGGATGCGTTTCTGCCAGATCCGTTTTCACGCGATCCAAGGCGAGTTCCAACTGTACGACGGGAACTACCGAGACGCTTACTCGGAGGGCCCGCAGCCTTCGCGCATCTGGAGACAGTTTGAATGACGCGCAAGCTCGAAGACATCGCGTTGTACATGAACCGCATGGTTCTCGTCCGGAAAGGGATCGTCGAGATCAAGGGAGTGCAACCGCTCGACAGCATACGGCCGCCAGGGTTCTGGGATGGCACGATCGTCTCGGCGAAAGAGAAAGTAACGGAAGGCGTCCTGGTCGATCACGTACTCGGAGTCCGCTTGAGCTTCGGAACGTCACGCAACGACATGGTCATCAACGTCTCGTTTCTCGATGAACGGTGGAAGCTTCGGTACCCTGGAAAGAATGAGGCGTGACGGACTACAAGCTCGTGAAGGTGCTCTCCGAAGATCTTGTCGGCGTGACGAGCTCTGAGCACGGGCGGCAGCTCTGGCAAAAGGTGAAGCTACGCAAACAGAAGCGGTGCACGGACTGCGGCGTCTACATCCCGAAGGGAACGGTGTGCTGGTCGCCGATCACGCACCAGTTGAACCGAATGCACCGGATCCATATAGACTGTTTGAAAACCTGATGGACATGCGGAGAATCATCGTCATCGACGGCGTGCTAGATCTAGCTGGCGCGCGTGCCGTCGAATACGCCCTTCTCCGCCGTCAAGACGTCGCGATCATACGATTCGATGATCCGCCGCTGCGGTTAGAGCAGGACTACTACGACGCGATGCTGGACTTCGAGCGCGCCGTCAAGCGCATCAAGTCGGAGCTCAAAATTGCGTACCGAGCCGCGCGTGAAGCGGCCGTCAAAGCAGATCGCAGGCCGCGAGAGATCCCCGAGTCACAGTTCAAGAAACCGACGTTCACACGCCGCGCGTGTGGTGGACGATGGCGCGTGATGCGCGCCTAGTGTAGTGTTCAACGGTTCGTCAGGGGCCGATCGGCTTCGACGTGGGAAGGAAGGACGAGTCAGCGTGCAGAGGCGCCTGTACCTCCAAAACGGGCAACGTATTTGCGAACGACAACGCAAACGCCGTGGCGGCCTAAAACCCCGCGACCGTCTTC